CCCGGCGGAGGCCCAAGGGCGTCCTTGTTGTCCGGCGTCGGCTTGTTGATGTCTTCCAGGATGCCTGGGCAGATCGGAAGGTCGAGCTTCTTAGTGGGCACGGATGATCTCCTCCTGGGGAACGAAATGCTTGGCCTCCAGGCGCTTCCAGGTGATCTCTGCAGGTGACCACGGCCACTTCTTGTGGCGATCTTCGTAGTGGTAGGCGTAGTACAAGCTGCCGGAAATGAGCTTGACCGTTCCGAGGAAGTCGATGCCGACCCGTTCCTTGGAACGATAGGTTTTCCCGCCGTCGACACTGATCATAGGCGGCCATCCTCCAGTTCAAAGCCCTTGACCCGCGGGGAAACCCAAATGCGCCCCTGCCCCTTGAAGCTCTCCATGTGTCGCCGGTTCACCAGCTTGAGGCCGATCAGCACGAGCGCCATGCCGAACCAACTTGTGAGGGGAAGGCCGAGGTACCACTCGCGAACACGCCGGTAGATTACGGCGGCGAGCAGCAAAGCTATGATTCCTAGCGGGAGCGTGAAGAGCCCCCAGAGATAAGCTATCATAGCTCTATTCTACTGCAAAACGGAGCCATTTTGCTGTGCGCAGATCTTTTCTGTCCATTTGTGCCCGCAGGCAGCCCGGTTGCAGGTCAAAACCTGGCAATAATGCCAGCCCGTTTCATCGAACACGGGTTCGGGTATGACACCCGTTAGCTTCCCGGATTTGTCTCTGGAGAAGCTCGGCGTAATGAGATGAAACCCACACTTGGGGCAGTAGGTGCTGACCGACGAGGCGATCTCTCCGTCGCTACGAATGACTTTCTGTGCCATGGGGGCAGTTCTCCGGATCGTACTTGCATTCAGCCCGGCCTTTGAGGGCGGTCACCTGCTCTTGCAAGGCTTTGATGAGTTCAGTTTGGACGTGCAGTTTCAGGGCCTGCTCATCGATCTGTTTCTTCTGGCTGAGGATCTGAACGTCTTTGGCGTTGTTCTCGTCTTCCAGTGTGCGGATGCGATTTTCGAGTTCCTGCACCTTCTCCTTGGACGAGTCTTCGAGCCGGTTGAGTCGGTCGGTGAAGTAGTTTCGTTCTTCGAGAAGCTGGGAAAGGATGGCTTTGCGCTCCTCGATTAGATCCTTCCGAAGCTGGGTGCTATCGTCCAGGTCCATCTTCTGGCGGTCGAGGCGCAATTTGCGACGATTGTATGCCGCCGTGGCCAGGACGCCGATCAGGCCTCCAAGTGCTGTGCCCAGACCGATAAGGGTCGGCAGTAGGTTCGTAAAGAACTGCAGTTGATCGAGTGTCAGTGGCGTGGCGGACATGCCTCTATTGTAGCGCACAAAGCTCCCCAAAGACTGACTCGTCAAGTCAGGTATGCGACGATTGTTGGGGTCAAATCGTCAACGTTACTGCTGAAGGCATCGAATTGTGTGCGAAGGGCCGCAATAATTGACGTGGCGACGGCTTCGCGAGCGGGGACCATGACCGAGAAGAGGCTGTTTTCCATAGCCAGGCGCTCGGCCGCGGAAAGTATCCCATCGGCGTCGACGTCAAAGCTGGAGACAAAGGCAAAGTCGCGTAACGCGTTTACGCGAGCGTTGATTCCAGCTTCCTTGATCGCCTGCGTGCTGGGTACACGACCGAGGTAGGCTTGTCCCGCCTGTGTAAGACTTGGTTGCAGATTTTGTTGCTGCCAGTTGTTGTAGTAGGCCTTGGCGCTACGCAGCTGCGTGTAGATGTCACCCAGGCTGAAGGCGGTGCTGAAACGGACCTGATTGACTGCCAGCTTCACGGCGTCGAAATAGCGTTGCACCGCCAAATTGGCAAAGTTCGGTACGGTGGAGCCCTGGGTAGGACGGTAGGTGATGGTGTAAAAATGGGAGCCATTCGCGCCTGAGTAAGCTACGGCGTCGTTGATATACGAGTCCTGGGCCATGGCCTCGGCTATCGTTTTGGGCACGTAACCTGGGAGAGAGGTGGCCGTGCTCTGAGCAGGATCGATGTAGGGGTTGTCGCGATCTATGCTGACCAGACGTGAGTCGGTGAAACTAGCTAGCTGTTCATCTGTGAGTGGTCCGTTGTTCTGGATGACGAGCGTGTAAAGAGTGTTGGAGCCCACGAGGGACAGGGCGTCGACGTCGGTTTCAACTAGGGTGAGTTCATCAAGTATCTGATTGTCCGGGATGAGCGCCGGGCCGGTGAGATCGCGACCGCAGTAATCGACGCGTGGCGTGCCCGCGACGTTCTCACCCGACAGGATGATGTCCATCCAACCGAGCAGCGTCGGCACCCGGCTGTCGTCGGGCCTGATGGAGTTCCAGATGAAGACGTACTGCTCGCAGAGGACGACACCGAGGATCTGGGTGATGAGATTGACGTCTTCCACGGCATAGGGCAGGCAGTCGAGCCCTGTAACCGTGCCCACCTGGTTGATGATGTCCGTGAGGTTGATTGGTGTCGAGTATCCATAGGCGTAGCGGTTGCCTGTGATGCTCTCGATCTGCGTCAGTCGGTAGGTGTTCTCGTTTTCGGTCGTGCCGTCGTCCAAGAGTTCATATGTGGTCGATACCATTAAGAGTTCTCCTTTAGATAGGTTATCATCGACTCAAGTATGTCAATTGATTCTTCGATTTGGCCAAGTATATGATTGCATCGGCTGCACAGCAGTTTTCGGATCTTTCCTGAGACGTGGCAATGATCCACGCTGAGCGCTTGAACATGACCATTACGTTTGATGGTTTCAGGCTGTTTACATATGGCACAGACACCTTCTTGCTCTTGTTGCATGCGGGAAAAATCCTCAGGAGTTATGCCAAAACGAGACCGCAGGTTGTCTTTACGCATGCAATCTTTGCATTGAGAGGTTAAGTTACTCTGTGTCCGTTTATATCTACAAAAGCGGGTCGCGTCTTTGAACTCCCCACACCGACCACAAAGCTTGGTTCCATCAGGTCTAATCGGGTTGGGTTTGATTCCTCCAGCACGTACATCTACTCCATTCTTGCGTAGTACATGGTAGATGTATGTGCTGGAGCCACACATGCCGAGTTTCAATGAGATGCGCTTGGCAGGAAATCCCCGAGAATACAGATCAATTGCCTCTTTAACTAGGGCTTCCGTCCAGGGCGTTTTTGAGCTTTTGTATGCTTTGGGCACATATATCATATGCCTGTCCCCAACGGAGATCGTCCGTTTGAGCCTGTGCGCAGGTTGACATTCCAGGCGCTCATCGCGGAGTTCAGGTTGAACTCCATATAGGCGCTCATGAGATAGCCTACCCCATTGTTGAGGGCTAAGTAGGGATTGTTGGCGTCTGGAATTGAGTAGGAGACTTCGCCCTCCCAAAGAACGTTGACCACGACGGGGCGAACGGGGTCGCTCGCGAAAAGCTTGTTTCCAAAGAAAATTTGGGAAAGACAACTTACATTGCCGCAGCACGTTGCTTCGCAATTGTTGCTGGCAAAGAAGCCTGGGTCGTTCCCCGAGCAGAAGGTAAGGCCGCCGAAGTAGTCGGGATGGGCGAAGTTGATCGTATGGTAGCCTACCCGATAGACGTCAAAAGCGTAGTTCACCAGCCGGGCTTTGATTGTGACTGTCTTGATCACTTCCGGGGAGAAGTAGGCTCGCCCCTTGTGGTACCCATAAGCACCCACTCCGCCCGAGGCTTGCATAGTGCTCTCCAGCAGCGCTTGCGCCTCCTGGGGGGCTTGTGAGATTTGCTCGGTGTAGGTGGCTCGTGTGGCGATCTTCTTCGCAGGGACGCCATTGAAGAACACGTCGATCTCCCATGCGCCAAAAGCGCCGCTGCTGGCCACGTCGCCTGCGTCATACGCGTATCCCGCCGAGGCCCCTGAGGGGTTGACGGGGTCGCCTGCGGGGCTGCAGAGGCGGGTAGCAAGATCGATGGCATAGGCCTCACGGCCCACGTTGATGCCCAGGCCGTTGTCTAGCGTTGAGGGTTGGGACCATGCCGCACAACCATCGGTGACGCTGCCTCCTCGGTCGAGTTTGATTTCGACGGCCACCCAGGAGCGAATGTTGGTGTCGAAACCCACGGCCCGGTTGAGCAGGGGGTAAGCGCCGATGCCCGCCCCCTTTTGTAGAAAGGCCGGTGCTTGCCCTGTGGCGACCGCTGCCACGGTTTCGGGCGTCAACGGGTCTACCTGGGCCGGAGTGGGGTCCATGGGGCCTACAAGGGCATTTTGGATGGAACTGGGGATTTCGAAGGTGGTGACCGAGTCGCGATCTACCCGTTGCTTCGGCCAGTCGAGGAAGAAGAATCCTCCGGCGCAGCTTACGGCGAAGATCGAAGTGTCGGTGGCACTGCCTTTCGGCGGGTAGAGAATCTGGCTGGACTGGGATAACTCGACCACGGGATTGACACGCATCGCGGCTGGTAGCCAGTGATCGAGGAAAGCACCATCGTCGTCATGTCTTGTCCAGGACTGCATCGCTGGGGCGGCGAGTAGCCGTGGAGGCGGAACGATTCTTGGTTGGAAGCACGACCATGGGGTGTCTAGGGGACGAACCGTGTCCGTTGTTTTGGCAATGGACGCCGGAAGCGTAGTTGGGGCGATTACATGGGCAGCCACCTCTGGTATGCTGCTGACGACGCTGTTATTCGCATTGGCGAAGTAGCGGTGCAAGCCGTCTACCACTTCCTGGGCGCTCCAGAACAAGGTGGAGCAAGTTGTGTCGGTCGCCCGAAAGAAGCCCTCATCGGAAGTGGTCACGGTTTTCAGAGCCGCGAAGTTGCCAGCATAGACGTTGTAACCCAAGGACTTGATTGGGTTTTCAGGAAGGATTAAGCCGGTCTTGGTATCCACCAGGGTGAACTTGGCATCCGGAAGCTCCTTGAGGGTGCCGTGCTCCGGGCTCCGGTCGAGCGCAATATCGAAAGCCGCGAGCAGATCGTTGACGGGCACGACCGTATCATTGGCCCCCACGCAACCATAGACGTAGCCGCCATCCGAGAGATAGTCGTAGTGTGTGCCGAAGACGAGCCGGTAGAGCGGGCTTTGGGCATCCGAGGACGTCGGATTGTCAGGCAGGGCAGCTAGCTCGGCGATCACGTTGTACAGGGCGGCTGCTTTGCGCACTCTGGCCAGTGCGGGCGTGGCGATGCGTTTCCAGCTAAGATTCACGGCCTTGCCCGCTCCGAGGGGCAGAGAAGAAGGCAGCGACACCTCATCCTGCACGGTGCGGTTGAGATTCAATGAGCCGGTCGTGGCTGCCGGACTGATCGGTCGCCCTGGGCCGCCACCGGTGGTCGATTCCTCACTGGAGGCCATCTGAGTGCGCCGGGGGTTGCGGTTGACACCGTCTAGGAAGGCTGGATCGGGATTCTCGGCGGGGTGGTTCCAGTCGGAGTTGGGGTATGTGGTTGAGATGAGTTGGTCGCTCGGTGTCGGCACGTTTAGCCGCTGAGCGTGATAGCTGTGGAACACCCGGAAGCGTTTGGCCTCTTGGAGATCCTCGTTTAGCGAGACGTCCGTGTAGAGTCCTGCTCGCGAATAGCGGCAGCGTAGTATCTGGTCGCAATCCTCGCTGTTAGCGGCCATGAACATATTGACGATCTCGCCGTTGACAGTGCTACCCAGGCTGACTGCATCGGGACCGGCCACACCATATACTGGATAGCCAGTCAAGTAGTCTGTGAAGAGTACACATGACGTCCCCTCGGGGGAGATGGCGGATGATGTGAAGAGGTGGACGCCTTGAGTAGTCAGTTGTTCCTGGGCTGTGGGATGGCCGACAAAGGTGAAGCCCTCAAAATCGCGCACCAAGGCGTGGGCGGTGCTGTATTGTGGGTGGCCGTTGAGCACGTCCCAGGTGATGAAGCCTGTGTTCAAGGTGGCGATCAAAATGCCCCGGGGAGAAATCGTGAGTCCCACCACGAATGGTTGGGGTGTAGTGCTGATTCCGACCGCGTTTGCGATCAGCACTTTTGTGTTGATTTGGATCAAATCAGTGGAAGAGTGCCAGTCAAAACTATCGAGCGGGAATCCATTGGAGTCGAAGGCTGCATCAGGTGCGCCGCATGTCGGCGTAGTCACACGGATGAGATCTGTGTCGCCGAAGCGGTCGACTACGGCCAGCTTTCCGGCTCCGGCCCCGAGCATGACAGGGTTCTCGAACCGGCGATAGGCAGGAATGGTTCGGATGTGATAGCCGGTTGCACCCTCGAATTCTTCGATGTAGCGTTTTCCACCCCGAGTGCCTAGCACATAAACGCGAACATACTCCGCCGTTTGGAGAAGCTTGTCCTGCTGTGTTGTTGTATCGACAGTCTCAACTGGGATTGGCCCCGGAGAGGTCTGGTCGATACTCTGGGCAGGGGGCTCGGGGGTGACCCCGGGGATGTCCATCATTGGGCCTTAACCTCCTGGCCGAGACAGTACAGATTGCCCGATTTGTAGACCTGGTAGGTCTTTCCTATCCCCACCAACGCTCGATTCCCAACGATGTAGGCATAGACCTGGTGGATGCCGTTGGTGACGATGGCAACGTCGGGGTTGTTGGGTACGAAACCCTGAATGACGCCATGGGTGATCAGTTGTGTTCCGGGTGAATTAGGCATTGAGAATACTCCTGTCGATCAGCACCAAGCGCCGAAGCTTGATCTGAGTGGTGACTTCGTCGGGAGTGATAACGTGCCTGACGACTTCGCACACGCCCGCTGCCCCATAGGCAACCAGTGGGATTCCGGCCATGGGGGTGTAATCTGCCGTGGTGAGAATGTTGACAGTCTCCCAGTAAGGGTTCTGCTTCTCGATGGCCTTTTGCCGAAGGATGAGGTCGTCAATGAGGCGCAGGCCGTCATAGTCCATGTAGGAGAGGTTGACGGTGAACGCGAGGCGCGTGTTGAGCACGTCGTCTGTGAGCCCCTTATCCGCGTAGAGTTCACGGAACTTGTCGACGTACTGCGACATTGGCAACCCATTGAAAAGCTGATAGACGCTCATGGGGATCTTTGAAAGCTCCCCGGTTGTGTCTGGCACTTTAGGCTTGGTGGAAAAAGCCGATGTGTTTGTGGGGGCGTCGAGCGCGAAGATGTCTGTGGGCCTCGTGCTTGAGTGGCGGGCTACAACATCACCTCGAATATCGTAGCCAAAGGTGAGATAGCTGAGCGCTTTGAAATCGAGATCGGTGTTTGTATCCGTCTTGACCGTTTGCAGATACCAAGCCCCTCTCATGCCGAGATAACTGTAGGTGATAGTCGATTCGATATTCCCCGACTCGTTGAAGTTGTTGCGTTTGCGTTCGAGGCTGATAGGAATCTTTACCTTGTTGGGGTAGCTGAACTCGGAGGTCTCAGTCGCAGTAATCACCTCACGCCAGGTGAAGCTGCCGTAGATTGAGCTTTCCCTGAACTCCATGATGTCATAGGTATTTGCCTGGTGTGTGGAGGAGAGCAGCCCATTGACGCTGTCATAGTTGTAGGTGTCAACACTCAATGTGTTGGAATTGATCACATTGAGGGACATGACGTCATTGTTCGCCTGTGACATCTTGACTAGGAATTCAAAGGATGCGTCTTCCGGTACGACGAGGTCCGCCCCCCGGCGGATCTCTATAACGAGCCGGAGTTTCGTATACGTTTCGGACCATTCGTCAAAACGGGCCTTGCCCCCGGGCGTTTCGACTGTTTCTCCTACGAAGCCACTGACATTGCTGACGGGAACGCTGCCTCCGATGGGCGTATTGTTCACATTCTCTGCCCGAGAGCTTGTGAACAACGTGGTTTCGATGGTTCGGCGCTCCAGGACATCACCCAGCATGGTTATGCCTGGAATAGTGGCTCCGATTAAGAATCGGTCATCATCGCCTATGCGGTTGTCCGGCATGTACATCTCGTAGCCCTTTCTTACCTCTTTGGCGTTAGAGATGATGTAGGCCGGGCCACCTGCGACGGGATCTTGGTAGTCGACTTTGATGATCTGCAGCCCGTTCTGCTGATCGCAGCGCACGAAATAGTGCTGGAACTCGAACATGTTGAACGGCTCGCAGAAAGCTTGGGCAACTTGGACGCAGGTCTGCCGGATGACTTCGTAGGTGCCAAGCACACGGACAACGGGCAAATCGATTCGACCCACGGGGATTCCAGCGAGCGCCGCGACCTTGTGGATGATATCGTGGTTAGTCAAGGTCGTGCTGTTGGGGTCCTCGGTCGCCGTACTCACCAGCGTGGCGAAAGAGTTGAAGATGAAGCTGACCCTTTTCTTGTGTGGATGGCCTACGGGCATCTGGGAGAGATCCATGTTGAAGTCGTACTTGTCGGCGTCGGTGACATCATCCAGGTATTCGATGTTGGCCGTTAGGATCTCGTAGGAAGGGATGCTGTTGTAGGCGGCCCGTAGGGTCACTTGGGCACCATAGGGGCGCACGGACGTGACAGAGAGGGTCTCAGTGTCTTGTGTGAAGGCGACTTCGGCTATGGGCTTCACTGCTCGCCCTGTATTGGCGACATTGAGCGTGCACGTGCGGGCCAGCAGGTTGATGTCGTCTTGGATGGTTCCGCTTTTGATGTTCATTGACTTACCTCTGGATGAATGCCCGCATGGCAACGGTCGGCATGCCTTTGAGCGTGCTGATGAACGTGATTCCGCCGGAAACTGCTCCGGCCTGCACCAAGAAGTAGCCGGTCATGCGCGAGCGCTTGATCGGCACGATCCGAGCTTGCAGTGAGACCCCTTGTCGTGCAATATACCCTGTGAGGGCGCTGAACTGCACGCGAATCTGTCCGGATTGCAGCGCTTGAACGTCGTACGAGACAATCAGATCGCTCGATTTGGCTCCTTGGATTCTGGCCCCCATAGTCATCGTGACCGTGTTGATAGGCACGATTCGGGCCTTCATGTAGATGCACTGGGCAAAGACGATTCTCGACCGCATGTCCAAAGTGGCGCTGTATGTGTTTCGAATGCGGGCTCTGACGTCGAGGGTAGACGTTATCGTTTTGAGAACCCGGCCCCGCATGGTCAGCTTGTAGGCATCGGGTTCGACGTGGCCATTTACGGCGGCTAGGGGGTTAGCGATTCCTGTGTAATCCGCCTTTCGGGCATACAAGAATAGGTCATCAGTTGCATTGGCGTCGATGCTCAACTTTTGCAACGTGTTGCCCGCCCCTGTCCCGACGCGGGTGAGATTGACCATGTCATAGAAGTCGACCCCGGCAGTGGTTAGCTGTTGCGTTCCTGCAACGTAGGGGAAGAAGCCGTAGCGAACGCGCCCACTGTGCTGTAGATCGATAAAAAGCGCAGCCGCCGTGTTGTTGAGCCCCGAGAACATCCACGCATCGGTTTTGATTGGACGTATCAGCGCCGGGGCTAGAGTCATGTAGGTGTCACCCAGGTCCGCCGTTTGGTAGGATTGTACGTAGCCGAGGGGCTTTTGCGCGATGAAAGAGTAGAAGCCTCGGACTGTGCTGGAGCCGGTATCTGCCGCTTGCGTGTATAGAATGCCCGAGCCCGGGATGACACCGTGCTGTTTTAACACATTGGCGGGGCCTTTAGCCGCCGGGTTGGTTGTGGCCGTGAAGCTCTCAGTTATGGAAAAGGCGGCCCCACTGTCGGAGATCCGATGGATACCGTTCGCGGCAGAGGCATTGGTGCCAAAGGCAACGTACTCGTCGTTGACATCGTCGTGGAAGATAGCGTTAAAGGCCGCCCCCGTGATGGTCGTTGTGTAGGTATCAGCCCCCGTGGATTTGTTGGTTTTAGATATGCGGGAGGTTCCCCCGGGGACGGAGATCAGGCCGCCGGAAGTAATCACAAAGTAGTTGTTCGCAATGGTGCCCCCCGTGGTGGACATCAAATTCGTTAGTGCCACTGGGTTGCTGGCGTCAATGAGGAAGCCCCAGACGTTGGCGGAAGAGGCCGCCCCATAAGCAACGTACAATGTATACCCACTGGTGTCGAAGCGGCAGTAGGCAACGGCGTTCGTTAAGCTGGCGGGCGAAGTCGTTGTCCGGATGGGCACGATGGTCCAATTGGCGATCAGTGCGTCAGTGGTATCGATAATTTCCAGGCCGGAACCGTGCCCTACCGCAAGATACTTTCCGTCCGAGCTTAGGTCGATGGATGCGACGGTGTTCGCCCAAATGGCGGGAGTGCTCGATGTGTGGAGTCTCGTGACGGTTTGGCCTGTTAGGTCGAGGATGAATACACCCCCGTTAGTGGCGTCAGCACACCCTATGATCAGGTAGTTCTTGCCAGGGTGGTAGACAACTGCCGTAACACTGCCAGCCGAAGCGCCAAGGCCGAGTGTAGTCAAAGTTGTGGCTACCACTTGGGGGGCAAATCCCTCGTTGAACGCTACAACAACGGAGCCATCGCTCAGTTCGGCTAAGTCGGCGTCGAAGGCGATGGGTTGCCCGATCATGTCCTGTAGAGGTGTACCAGCATAGTTGGTCAGGTTTTGGACAGACCCCCAAGTGCCACCATCATCGGCGGAAAAGGCAGTGAATACATCCGTGCGGACGATATGGGTGTCTTGGTTGCCTGTGCCTGGGATGGCGTCAGAGCCCGCTAGGGCAGTTCGAACGGCAGAAACGATACCGATATGACCGTTGGCGAGGCGCTTTGCGTTGACGCTGAAAATGAGGGTTGTTGCACTTCCGAAGAAGGTACCTATGTTGGAGCTTGACCACGTGTTGGTGGCAAAGGCTGTGTTGGACCAGACAAACATGGCCGCAGCCGGATTTACGTTACAGGCAAAGATGAGGAAGCCGGTTGAGGTTTGAACGAGTGCGGGAGAACGATAACCGGTTGGACTCCCGGTAATGGGGTCGACGGGGGTGGTCAGCGCCAAGGTGCTCGCATTGATGCCAATCCTTGTCAGAGTTGGAACTTGCGTAGTGCCAGTTACGGAGTTTGTTCGCAGAAAGACAACGCCAATCTCGGAGGCCGTGTCCGTCGGATCGAGTTGGATGCCAGCGGGCTCGTCATCCCAGTTGCCCGAGGTGAGTTCGGTCGGTGCGGCCCAAGTAATCCCATTGTCAGATGAGTAGCTGATGTACAGGCGACGTTCTTGCACGGCGTCCAGGTAATTTCGGGCGAACACGCAATAGACGTTTCCGTTGGTGTGGGCAATCATGCAGCCGTGGCCAGCCACGGTTGTGCCGACGAATTCGGTGCCGAGCGCCTGAACGCCTTTCTGGTTTCGTTGCTGGTCGAGGATGGACATGCTACTTCTGGATGAACGCCCGCATCATCAAAGGCCGAGTGGTCTGATCGCTGCTTGTAAATTCGAATGTCTGGACTCCATTGACCGTGCCCGGCGTGCTCGATACAAGAAAGAACCCAGTCATCTTCTTTGAGTATACTCCAGCGATGCGGGCTTGAAGTGCAATGGATTGACCTGAAAGCCACCCTGGGACGTTGAAGACCACCCGGATATGCTCGCGCTGTGTGCTCTCTACATCGTAGGTGAAGTGGGCTGCTGTGAGTTTTCTTCCAGAGATCCGAGCCTGCATCGAGAGCGTCTGAGCTTTGACGACCCGTGCCCGAATCTGCAGGGAGTTGGTGCCACCAAGACGAATGTTCGCCCTCATCTGCTGGCTTTGCACGCCAAAGGCTAAGCTCGAATGGATACGGCTTCGCATTTGAAGCTGGGTGGCGACGAAGAGGGAGTAGCCCGGGTCAGTCGGGTCTAAGACTGGCCAACCCTGCTGACGAGATATGCGGGCGCGTAGCCCGATAGTTTGAACTACAAGCGGGATGACGCCGTTGTACGTTGCTGTGGGCTGATTATAGGTCCACCCCGGTTCGTTGTACGCGGTGGGCATTGGGCGTCTAGCCTTGGGGGAGCGGGATCAGGTCAAGCTTGGAGCCGACCTTCAATGAACCGTCGTCGCTCACCTGTACAACCGGTGTCGCCGCGAGGTTCATGTGGTACCGCTTGAGCACCTCGGCGAGTTCTGCACGGCAGTTCTCGATGGCCTGCTGGCGCATGTCGGCAAGTTGCTTTTCGAGCACGGCGGGATCGAGTTGAGTTGACGATTCGTTTGGGTCTTCAGTTCTCATAGTTCTCCTAGTATAGGCCACATTGGGTCTTAAAACGACTGGCAAGATTACGAGTTAGGTGTAGAATGTTGGGCCGTTCTTCTGTTTCGTGGCCATGTTCGTGGATTGGTAGTGGATATCGGCGAAGTGGATAAACGGCGTTTGATTTAATGTGTCGGCTGCGTGTGCGTCATCTCGATGAATTCGTACGAGGATGATACCGTCGACCTGTATGGTGGCGCGGTCGAGATGGGTTGCATCGCCGCCAGCATTTGTGATCGCTACCTCCGCGATCATATGCGCGTATTGTGTGGTGCTTCCTTGTTGGTCGACTAAGGTGGTAATCGGGGCTGTAAAAGGATCGCCTGCTCCCCCTGGGGTGCCGTAGCCATCGGCATAGCTAATGTCGAAGACCCACTCGCATACACCCGGTACACCTGCTGCCCCACCTGTGTCGACCACGTTTTGCGACCAGTGAACATGGAGGTAAAGATCGGTGCCTGGAACGTAGTCGTGGGGGATGTGAATTTCGCACCAGATCTCTTTCTCAGTTCCGGCGGCCATGGCGTAGGCTGATATGCTTGCGGCCCCACTAGTGCGATAGGTAGTCCAGGCGGGGGAATTAGCCCCTGTGGTTTGCGCGAATAAACGACTGGTGATGTCTCGGTAGCCAAAGGTTGGGGCAGCGGGATCAACTTGTAGCCCCTTCCCGGAGGTTTTGGGGAGGGTCACATTGTCGCTGAATTTGCCTTCACCAGTGACGTCAAGTGCCACGGTCGGAGCCGTGGTACCACCGATGCGGGTGTTACCTGCCAGGGCATTATCAAACGTCGGCGTGAGGAAAATGCCCCACTTAGCGGTCAAGGTGCCCCCTGTCGAGATGTTGCCCATGTAGATCCCATACATGGTATCAATAGTGCCCACCTGGGCGTAAGGGCGAATGCGTAACCCGTAACAGGCTGTTGTTCTGGCGTTTGAGCCCAAACCGGTGTTGTGCCCTATATCTATGCGTATGCCCTCTTGGGAGGCGAGTGTGCCGTCGTCGGTAGCCAGGTAGCGGCTTACACTGAAATTCAACCCTATGGCATAGCCACTGTTTGTGATTCCCGTTGAGATGTTCGTTTTGAGTTGGCCGATGAGTCCTATGGAATAGAAGGTATCGCTTGCGGTTATATCGGCCTGAGGATAGAGCCCTACGCCGAAGTGCTGTTCACCCGTGGCCGTGTAAGCAACTGTCGCGGTGTGGTAGAACCCTCCATCTGGGCGCAAAACGCTCAGATTAGTTCCACCGGAGTTGGTAAGCACAAATGGATTAGCCGACTGGCTTGCGGCTTCCTTGATCGTAATGCCCACACTGGCCGCTGCTGGAAGCGTTTGAAAGAGCTTGGCGTTGGTGCTGAGCGTGTTGGCTGCCGACCGGTAGAGATTGATATCGTCGCCGAGTTGAATGCCCTCGGCGAGAGTTGTCGCGCCTTGGGGACCAACATGAAGTCGCGTTGAAGCCCCAGCGGCGGCTGTACGTCCAATGCCTGTGTAGCCTGTTGTGGTGTTGACGATGATAGCTGAGCCGGATAGGGCGCTACGGGACGTTGATCCGACATGGAGGATGTTGCTGGAGTCAAGAGCTAAGATTCCGAAGTAGGCGTTGTTTGCGGCATTCGCAGCCATTACGCTGATGTTGTTCGGAATGACGATCTCATTGCCGGTGATGTCCCCCCCGGAGTTGGCCGACGTGTTGTAACCTAACGAGATTGCTTGCTGTGTCCCGCAGGTGCCTACTTGGAGAACTTTGTAGGCAGCATAGGCGGCAAAAAGCGTTTGCCTCAGACCATTAAGTGTGTTGAGCTTAATCCACTTGTTGGTGTTGTCCCAGGTAAGGTTGGTGTTGTCCTGGGTTAGGAGGCCTGCTGCGCCGATGAATGGGATTGAATTCGCGGTGAGATTCGTTGTGAGGGTGCCTTGCACGGTTAGGTTGCTGCTGATCGTGCCCCCCGTGAGAGGAAGCACGCCACTTACCGAATTCTGGTCGTGTGTGTGTCCCGGGTTGTTGGAACTGGCGTTCTTGAGCAGGTAGTCAATACTGGATGTTATGGCCGAGCCATCCTTGCCGATCTTGGTTTCCAGCGCGAGCACGGCGTCGTTGATATGCGTGTGCTGTACGTCATGGTCAAGATTGGGATCGACATTTTCGAGCAAATCCGTGCTTGCCGGATTGACGAAGGTATCGATATCGGTTGGATAGCTCGTCGCCATTAGCTCTGTCTCCAGGGACGCCAGTTGCCGCGATCATCGACAGCGATGATGTTGCATCGACCTGGGCGGTCGGGAGACAGGCCGTCCATGCCCGCTTCATGCCAACCGATAAGCTGCAGAACGGTCGTGTGCGCCGAGATCAGCGTGCGGGCTAGCTGTGGCCCCATAGAAGAGCCAAATGTGTGTGTGACCTTCCTGCCATACACCATGGGGGCATTCTCAGGATGCTCGCCATCGTAGTCGGTATCGATCTCCTGGCCATTGCGGTAGAAGCGTCCGGTATCCACGGCGAACGAGTAGATCGGCAGATCGCGATTGCCCCGGGGGGAGAGGGTGACACTTTGGGCTTCTGCTTTATCGATCTCCTTGGAGTTCACCTCAATCTCCTTATCGTCTTCACCTACACGGAACTGGGCAAGGGCGCTGCCGTTCTTGTAGTTCACCATCCAGGCATAGACAAGCTCGGGTGTGATCATCGGAATCGGCGATTCCTGAGAACGCGACCAAGCTAGGAGCATCTCCAGACCTTCCTCCGAGAAGAGGGCCTGTGTGGCGAACACAGCGGGTTTCCACTTGTTAAAGGTGACTTCGCCCGTCTCGGCGTTATACTCGACGCCTTCGTCGGTCACGGGGGCCTCTATGGCGATATCTCCGAGGTCGACGGCGACGACCTTGCCGAATTCACGTGTGATGCAACAACGCCCAAACTGGACTTCCGGTGGGCGCAGATCAGGGCGGGCGGCGGTCGGGGGCGTGTTCGGATTGGGTTGTATTTCCATGGTCTATGTTTCGATGTAGGAAAGGCTGAAGGTGGCAAGCGACGTATCGCCCGCCGGAGCGCTGCTCTGCGTTTGAAGCTGGAGCACGATGAAGTCGGTGTAGCCCGTGGCCATGATCGATGATGTCAGCGATCCGCCGACCGTCACGTTCCGGGAACCGGGATCGCTGGTGCCGAGAGTCGACGTTGCGATGCTGGATGTAGCGTTGACCGGCTGGATGTACGACTGCTGTGACGTTTTGGACTTGACGACGAGGCCTGTGTTGGGGCTGTAGTCCGTGCTCATCCAGAAGCGCAGGTCGTAGATCGAGTTGAACACGCCGCTAAAGAATCCACGGAACCAGACCTCATACGAGTTCGAGCCCGCCGGGATCGGATAGGTGGCGTAGTCAGACGTGCCGATGCTGTCGATGTTCTTGAAGTTGGCAAGATTCCCGCTCGCCCCCAAGAGGGAGGTGGTCCCGGCGGGGGCTCCTACCGTCTGAGCCCATGAAAAAGATGCAGGCATGAGATGCTCCTTACGTTCCTGTGTATTCGAGTCGGATGTCAAATTGGCGTGGGTTGCCCGCTGGGGTGGTGCCGAGCGGAACTGTGGCCTTGACCCAGAAGTAGATGATGTCTCCCGGGGCCATCGTACCTAGCACAAGTGCCGCTGCGCTGTAAGCGCCTGGGTTGCCACTGGCGTCCGGAGCAATCTGAGCGAAATCCACACCATCGTTCTGTGCGAGACGCACAGGACTGATTTGAACCGAGGTCGCGCTTTGGTCACCGATGTTTTCGACACGAAACTTCTGCTGACTGTCGGCAGCACCGGCAATCGCACCAAAGTTCCAACTGGTGACGGGCACACCCGCATCGCTCTGAAGTTGCACATTAGACGCCATAAATCACAGTATACACCGTTTCAGTCCGTCTGCGCGACCCAACGGCGCACCTCCTCCAAGATAATACCCGAGGTCACCTTATTGACGCATTCAAAATGACGAGCCGGGTTCGGGTCCTTCAGGCACGGGTATTCGTACCAGCAGGGGGCGCAAGGCATCATTCGTCTTGATTCGATGGCTGAGCCCCGGTAGAGTTTCATGCGCATGGCATGGTCGGTTGGGCCGAAAACGCCCACTACGGGCACACCTGTAGCCCCCGCCATGTGGAGAATGCCAGAGTCGACCGAAACCGCCAGACGGGCTTCGGCAATGATGGCCATGAGATCGGAAACCCGCTTGCCGTTGATGGCCGGATAGTTCTCGAATCGGAAAGTCGGGTCCACGATCATGGGGGTGAAGCCCATGGCCGTGATTCCTTTGCATAGCTCGCCGAGGCGTCCGATGGACATGGCCCGCTTTTTGTCGCAGGCCGTGGCCCCGATGAGAATGCATCGGCGGGGATCGAGGTTTTGATCGGCGTAGTAGGCCTGAGCCATGCGTTTCTCGGCCTTGGTGATGTTGTACACGGGAAAGTAGGTCGAGGGCTCGACGCCTGCGTGCTCGCACCAGATCTGATATCGGGGCTTTTGAATACCTCCTGGAGAATGCATGGCGTCCCACTCGTAATCGACGCAGGCCGTGTTCAGATCGATGCGGATATCTGCTCGCTGGTACCACAGATCGTCTTCGAGGTTGGGGCAATCTCGGTAGTATTTGTACCAGACGTCCTTGGTGCGTTGCGTCGTGCCGTCGTAAGGCTCGAAGATGTGCATCTCGTCAATGAACGGGTTGTGCTCGGCCAGATCTGTGAGGGCGGCTGAGAGATAAACCCGGGCTGTGACTAGGCAGATCCTGTGATGCTTGTACTTCTCGCGCAGGCCGCGATAGACGCAACTCATGCTGAGCACGTCGCCCACGCCACCAAGCTGCCGTACGACAACGATGTAGGGCTTACTCACGGTTCTCCCTTTCGAGGCGGTTGAGTAGAGCCACGCAGTCGCCTTTGAAGCGGAAGTCCAGGCGCTCGGACATGGTTCGCACCATGTTGATGAAGACGGTGTCGACGTCGTCATCAGTGAGAAGTCCGAGCAGGTTATGCATGGTCTCGACCTTAGCGGCGTTCGCCTTGCGCAGAGTGCGTTGGCCGGGCTTTACGAGGATGATGCTCTCCTCTGTAACAAGGTCTCGGGGAGAGGGTGTGGATTTGCGTTTGATCAAATTTCGTAACCAGGGTTTCATTCTTCCTCCATTGCCGCTATGGCGGCTTCGACCAGGGGATCATACCTCGATGATACGAACTTAGTCAAGAACACGAACGAGGGATCGTTGTCTGCGCTGTAGATGGACAGTTTTCTGTCTTTGGCAAGCCGGACAAACTTGTCCTGCAGGTAGACGACAAAGCCGTCTGCTGTGGCCAACTTAGCGACCCCGTTTGAGAAGGTCTCTTCGACTCGTAGCGCCTCGCCGAGCGGGTGGCACATGATGTCGATTAGGGTGAATGTCGGAAGTTCGTGGGCGTTGAGCCCGTAGATGGGGTGATCGCTGATACCTGACGCGTGGGCTCGCCTAGCTAGCTCAACCATCAAGAGATCCTCCCAAAGGACGATACCGTCTGTCGCTATGCCATGAAGGCCATCCCAGGCTTCATACCAGCCCCAGTGCAGAGGAAGCTCGGTGCTCAGGCCTCGAAGCGTTTTCTGCTGGGTTAGATCGTCATGCAGATCCGCAAGCTCAGCGGGCACTGAGGGCAGCGTCGGGATGTCGGTGATTGCCCGCTGCTCATTGAGCAAACGATAATCATAGCGTTCGGTGACGTCTCTCCACGTTTCCTGAGTGGAGATGCGCGAGATCGTTTTCTTGCTGACGCCAAAGTCGCGAGCGATTTCACCTTGAGAATCTTCCCGGTAGCCCTGCTTGATACGCTTCAAGCGCTTCCAGATGCCCTCTACTTTTTCCGAGTCTAGCTGTGCATTTGGCCGCTCAATCAATTGAGCACCTCATTTAGCCCGTCGCACACCATGGCGGGAGTAATGCGGCGCATGCATGACCAGCGTTGGAATGTCGGGGCACAACGGCATGAGCCCCGCTCACGCTCGCCACAATAGCCCAGGGATTGCTTGGGAACCAAGGTCGTGTTGTAGCCGTCAAGTCGCAGTCGGGGTTCCATGATGCCCCAAAGGGCCAATGTGCGTGTGCCGACCGCCTGGGCCAGATGGAGGAGCCCTGTGTCGGGCGTCACCACCACCTGGCAACGGTGTAGAAGGGCCGCGACGACGTCGATGGGTTGCCCCACACAGGCCACGGCGTAAACACTGGGGGCTCCTTGCGATGCGTCGAAAGTTACTGGCGTGAATCCCCGGCAGTAGAGGTAGTCGCAGATGGTGGAGGCCTTGTTGTCGTAGTTCCAATCCCGCTGGGGGGCTCCGGCGCGAAGAACCACACCTACTAGGGGGCGGGTGAGATCTCTCGACTCGATCCACTGGGTGGCGAGCTTATCGGCGTCTGGCTGGATGTTGTAGACGGGACGACAATTCACGGCGTCTGGGTCGAAGCCGTGGTGGCGCAGCCAGAACTGGGCGATCCCCTCGGGGGGCATGCCCATGTGCTCCCGTTCATACAGCATGAAGGCTGCATTGCAGTCATACACCTTGTCAGCCTTTGTGATGCAAAGCGGCGCTTCCTCGTTGACCATGCCCCGAAGGACGGGATTGATCAGAAAGTTGGTCTCCGTGGTCCAGGACGTCATTGGCACGCATTCTATGCGGTCGACCCAGGGGTTGCCTTCGAAGATCTTGGGCAGGGCTCCGGCGGCATAGTTTGAGTCGGTCAAGACTGTCAAAGTCGCGCCGGGGTGAGCTTGCTTGATTTCCCTGCAAAGAGGGGCTAGCAGTAGCGCATCTCCTATGGATGGCCGCTGACGAATGAGAGCAATTCGCATGCCGTTAGTGTAGCACAAAAAACGGCTTAAACACCAAGCAATTTCACTACGGAAAGCACCCGGAGCTTCATCGTGTAATCCCAGGAGTTGTTGGCACCTCGAATTGGGCTGACTACGAAGGATGCTTCCCCGGGGCAAAAGCACACGAGGAACTCGTTGCCTTTGAAGTCGGTGAAGGTGTACTGGCCCCCGGCGGTCAGGTACATGTTCTCTAGGGCCTGAACCGTCGCGATCTGCGTGAAATGGCCACGGAGGGTGATCTCATTGTCGTTGAGAAAAGCACCTCGATCTTGAATTACCGTGGTGCCGTCGATCATCCGGTGGACCGAACCACGGCGCACGGCCAGCAGGGGCGTATATTCCAGCGGATCGATATCGAAGGTTACAGCGCCTAGCGTAACAGAGGAAGTTGTGCAACTCATGATTAGCTCCTTTGCATCCTTCGAGTCATGTCCTGGATGAAGCTGCCTTTGATGGATTCACCCATGGCCGAAATCTGATCGGAGGTCATGGACATCTCACCCGTGACGTTGATGACGAGGCCCTGCGTGGCCATGTCGCCGCCGCCGATAGCTCCTGCCCCTCCGCCAGAGGTGGCCATGCGTTCCCGCAGGGACATGGTGTAGTTTGCCAGGGCAGTGTTGTAGTCTTGCTCGGTTCGCACAAGATCAATGCTGGCTCGTTCCTCCATGATCTGCGACATCTTTAGTTCCAGAGCCGCCGAGCGCTTCGCCATTTCGTTCTCTTGCTTCTTGATGGCGATGCTTTCCCGGTAGGCTCGCTCATACTCGGCGGGATCGAATTTTTGCTCAGACTCAACTTTGTATCGAATAGCGGCTGCCGCTTTTCCGTAGGGGCCAACGCCGCTGTCTAGCGTCTCAGCGATGTTTGCTTTCCGGACGTTGAGGCCTGCCTGCTCTACCCCCATCCCAGCCTGTTCCACTCGAATACGCTTCTCAGCCATCAGGGCCGGATAGTCTTGGGTTGTTCGCTCCATTTGGCGAGCTTCAGCCGCGTTGGAAGCTTGTTCACGTTGCGCAGCAAAAGCGCTCTGAATTTCATCTAAGCGCTTGGCCTTTTGGGCATCCTCGATCTTCTTCCCGAGTGCATCCATGCGGGCCTGGGCGTATTGGCCGTGTTCGGCGGGAGACATCGTCGCACGCTTGCCCTCAATGTCCATTTGGGCGCGGATGCGTTCCTCTTCTTCGGTCTTGCCCTGTGCCCCAGCGAGTTCAGCTTGGTTGGCTAGAGACTTCAATCGGTTGGAGCTTTCTGCTCGACCGAGAATGCGGCCTTCTGCCGTGCCACCATAGGCCTGGTGAGCCTTATCATAGCGGTCTTGCACCTCTTTGGCCTGCATTTCCGCTCGGGCCTGCACCTGCAGTGCTCGGATGGTTTTGGCCGGAATATCGAAGGCCTTGGCCAACTCTTTCAGCTTTGCCAGCGTGATGTTGTAGGTTAGCTTGGCGGCCTCGACAACGTTCTCCGAGGCCGAACCCAACCCCAGCGCCTGCATCTGGCCTTCCATCCGCTTAAGGGGCATGTTGAATGCCTGGTTAAAAGCGTCCCGAGCCTTAGCTGCATACTGCGCCCACTGACCCAGCGTGTCAAACTCACTCTTTTGGCCAATCAATTGCTGTTCCAGCCCGAGTGCACCCGCTTTTCGCTGGGACTCAATGTTGGGGGACGTTCCAGCAAGAAGCTGTTGACGCTTCAAGTCACGAGCGGTAAGCTTATCCTGAAGCTCACTTCGAATTTCTCCACGTGCACTTGCCGCTGCAAAAGACTGCTCGACGTCTTCTTGCGACCGGAACTTGTTCATCCAGTCCGGCGTGGGTGTCATGGGTTGGCCCGCGATGACTTGCTGTTGTTGTCGCTTCTTTAGCGCAGCACGAGCAGCCTCGTATCGCTGGAAGGTTGCCGCTGCCGCTTCTTTATCGGCGGCGCTTGGGGCAAGCTCCCCCTTGCCCTGCATAACGGCTATCTGCGCTTCTTTCGAAACGGCTTCCTGCTCGATGCGCCGTCGCGCATTGGCTCCGCCGTAACCGAGGCTGAGCCCCTGCATAGCGGCGGCTGCAGCTTGCGCCTTGGCTTCAGCGTCCTTTATGCTATCCTGTTTTAGGATCTCGGCACGGCCAGCTTCGCGCTGGTCCTGCCGGGCCATGATGAGTTCTGCACGACGCTTCGCCGCATATTCAGGGCTTAGGGCTCCGCTGGCCTCATACTCTGTGATTCGGCTGATCTGGCGGTTAATGGCCGAGGCAGCCGCTGCGTTGGGGTGAGCCTCAGCGAAGGCTTCGAACGCATTCTCTGCCTTTTCAACCTGTTCGGCTAGGGCTTGCAGGTGGCTGTTAACGCCCTCGATTGTGCCCGCGAGGATGCCACCCAAGATTGCGATAGGAGCCGGTACTCCGGCGGCGGCTAAGCCGATGCCCGCTGTCAGGCCACCTTGCAGGAAACCACCTGCGGCCCGAATGTTTTCGTTCTCACTTTGATCGGTGCGACTCTTTACTAGTTCGGTACCCATGAAGGACAAAGCCGCTGGGCCGAGACCCTTCATCAGGCCGGTCATACCGACCGCACCGAGTTTGCCGAGGCGCTGTTTGATCCGAGCGGCTCGGCTGGCACTCATCGCTCCGGCAGCCCCCGCTTCGGCCTCTAACGCTGATGCCGGAACGCCACCGGTGTAAGCGGCGGTCTCGGCGAATTGGTTAAAGCTAGCGTCAAGCTTTGCTCGGGCGGCGTAGCGATCCCGATACCATTTGAAGTTTGTAACTCCACCGGTGCCCGGGGGGGCCATTCGATCTGCCGCTTGCGCCGCTGCATACTTGGCTCTGTACCATGGCAGGTTCGTGACCCCGCCCGTGCCCGGAGGGGCCATCATAGCGATTCCGGCTAGGCCTGCCGCACCTGCCACTCCACCTGGGTAAACGCCCCGGGATACACCGCCGCTGGCCGCCATCCCCGCTGCTCCGACCGCAGTTTGAGCAACGGCGACTCCTGCGATCTTCGGTGTGGCAACCCCAGCTTCGACGGCGACCGCTTGGAGGGTGGTGAGGAAAGACTTGAGCCCAGCGGTTGCGCCCAGGATCGAGGTCAAAATCTTGCCGAAAACACCTGCGATCAGAATCTTGTCCCCGAAGCCCGCAAGGAACTCCAGGAACTTTGTGATCATGGGAATGACCGGAGATTTAGCGATGGCTTCGATGGCTTTCAGCACACCGTTGAAGATCGCGGTCAAGGTCTCAGCAAATTTGTCCGAACCTGTGCCCTCCAGAGCCGCACCAAACGACTCGATTATGGGCGTGGCTTGCTTCATGAACTTCTGCCCGACTTTGGCCATGAAAACGTCGATGCGGGCTTCTAGGGTTGAAGTCACACCCTCGATGGATTTTGCGAAGGACGGCGCACCCGCCTGGAAGCCCTTGGTCTTCTCCATGAGGAACTTCATCAGATCATCGCCACTTCGTTTCGAGATGTCCTCATTGGTAATGCCCAAGGCGCGACCGATGGTCGACCGGCTGACGTTGACGGCACCACCAAGACCGATACGGGAGGCATTGGCGATTTCCTCACCACGCAGTCCCAGCGTTCTGGCGACAATGGCCAACTGCTCAGATACATCCATGACTTGCCCCGGTTTCAACCCCTTCCGGGCACCGGCGTTCAAGGACGATTGGAAGGAACTCAACTGTTCCTGGTAAGTCAAAATGTTGACGGCCTGGCGTCGGATGATTTCTTGGTTCAGCTTGCCAGCTTCTGCCTGCATGCGGCCAAACGCGGCTCCTCCCCCAATATCACCCCGGGCACCTACCAGGCGATACGAGGATTGGAGGGTGGCGGCAATAGCCAACTGGGCTGTTTGGAATTCGCGAGCTTTCTCGATGGCCTTGCTGAAGGAGCGTTCGAGCAGGGCAAGACCACCTACGGCGATACCAATGCCTAGCCCTGTGTTGAACGTACCGCTGATACGGTCGAGAGATCGACCAAGACCGGCAGCCGCTGTCCCCGTGCGAGTGATTTGATGCTCCAGGCTCTGAAGCGCCGGAGTTGCACCGGTGAAAGCGGACAGCATTCCTCGACCGCCTGAGGATGCAGCCAGCTTCGCCTGGATCGCCTTGAACTTGGCGTCCACCATCGTCTCCATCTGAGCCAGACCGGGGCCAAGCTTGGAGAGATCGACTGTAGGCTGAAATACTACGTTCTCAGACATGACAAGTCCATTATACTAGGTAGGACCCCGGGCTAGGGGGCTTGGGGTGGCCTTTTCTTGATGGGAATGCCCAGGATAGAGGTAACTTGGGCAAGGCCATCGTCGGAAGTGGCGTCCAGCACTCGAACTTCGGGGTCATTTGTTGTTAGGTCATCCCGGTCAGGGTCATCGCTCCCTCCTCCGCCGCCGAAGGGATTCATCGCGACTTGCATCTCGTACTCCCAGGTCTTTCGATCCCAGTAGCGCTCGTAGAGGCATTGAACCTGCCGGAAGGTAAGCCCCAGAACATACTCCAGGGTCCATCCTTTGTCGGCGGTAAGCTGGTCGACTATGCTTCCGAAATCGGTTGAAGGTCCTCTGACTCGGGCTCTTTTTCTTCGATCTCCGCGAGCATCTTCTGGACTGTCGGAAGCATTAGCCAGTTTCCCGAGGCAGCGACCACTTCCTCGATATGGTTGATGTTGTACATCATCTCGGCGAGCTTGCCGAGCATGGAGGCGGTCAGGTTCAGATTGGCGAACCAGTCGGCCTTGTGGGAACCTCGGCAGAGCTTCTCCAGCCACTTGAACATGAACGCGGCATGCTCTTCGCCGATCTTGCCGAGGGAGAGGCGTTCTCTCTTGGGGCGCTCGACCATCTTGCCGGGGTTGTCTTCGTCCTCTACTTCCTCGGTTTCCTTGAGTTCCTTGTAGATCTTCAGCTTCTTGCTGCTCTCCAGGTACTCGATGAGATCGGTGCGGGAGAACTCATAGAACGTAACGTTCTCCGGGATGGGCTCTCCGCCCGGCTCGTCTGCCGGTCGTAGGAATGGGACAACGACTGTGTCGGGGGAAAGAACCCCTTCGTCCCAGGTGAATTTCTTTGCCATGGTATGTGTCTCCTTAAGACTGAAGCCGGACCTGTTGGGCAGGCCCGGCTTCATCATACCACGACTTTGCTCGCTTTTGCGCGACAATTTACGGGCAAGGCGGAATGGCGGCGACAGCTTCCTGGAACAACTGGAAGTATTGCTCACCCGCCGGGCGACACGTGTCGGCCAGCAAGCGGAATTCGACGTCGTAGATGTTCCAATCCGTTTCGTTGAAGGGCAAGGCCAAGCGGCCCGTGGGAGACGCCCGGTAGCCCTCGAAAATGTTGCGCTTGCCGCTCGCCATGGAGTGCGTGAACCGCAAGCCGATGAAAGCGTGGCTGGGTAGTCCACCGAACTTGAGGAGGGTGCCGCTGAGCACGGACGTCTTGCCCGCTTGCAACGTACCCCGCAAAGCCGTCGATGTACCGTCGAGGAAGGTAGGAATGGAGCCGCTGCCGACGACGCCTTGGCCGAGAGCCATCTTGAGGGTGGCCATGTTGAGTTCGGCGAGAGTGGCGCTGAAGGTAACCCGCTCACGGATCACTTCCTGAATGATCGTGACCAACGGGCGGCCCGTCTCGAAGTCAAGGACTTCGCGTTCGATGTTGATGTTGACACGGGCTTTGACGGCCCCGACGTCCTCGAAGACCCCGAAGACGTCATCGGTGTATTCGCCGAATTCGATGTTGCCCACGCCCAGGCTGATTTTGTTTTTGTTGATGACAGACATGTCTGATCTCCTTGCGTTGCCCACGCAAAGTCGCGTGTATGATCATTATACAGTGAGCATGCCCGGGTTGATTGTCTTCGCTCAGCCCCCAGTGCCGAATTTGTCCTACCCACCCTTGTCGTACATGTGGTATTGCCAATTCTCCGAGGTTTGATGGTCCGCGTAGAAAGGCACAAACATGTACTGGAACCGAAGCACTGAGCCATCGGGTGCTTGAGTGATTTCCCCGATTACGCCGCCCACGTGGGCAGCTAGGCGCTTTTTGCGCATGAACGGGGTCTGATCACAGAAGCAGCCGCCGAGGACGGTGTGGACGTTTCGCACGAAGAAATTGCCTGCTTTGTGGTAGTGCCCGAGGAGCAGGACGTGAGGTTTCTCCCCGCCGGATAGGGATTCCACAATCTTCTGGGGCTGGTAGCTGGTGGCATAAGCCGTCCCCCCACCAGGATGCTGGACGCGGATGATGGTCTTGCCCCCTTCGGGAGTGCCAACCTCGAAGTCGTGCTCCATGTAGCCTAGGTATTTCACGTCGGTGCGCCCGGCTTTCTCCGCCCGAGACTGCATGTACCAGCCGATGTCGACGCCCTCGCGCTGCACATACCAGCCTTCATGATCGTCGCCGCAGACGAAATGCGTTGTGATACCCTCGCGTTGGGGCCAGTTCTCCACCCAGTAATCGACCTGGTTGCCCATGCCATGCACGATGAGATCCTGCATGTTGAAGCGAGCCTCCCCGTCAAGCTGGTTGCCACAATCGAAAACGGTCGTGACACCCTCCTGCTGGCAGAGGTCGAAGAACGTATTGAGATGGTCGAGCCGGGAGTAGCGCGAGCACAGGTGGGCGTCGGTCGCGATTCCGAACTTGAACTTGCGGGTGCCGTCCAGGTACTCGGCGTGGCGGAATGATTTTGAGCCGGTATTCGGTTGCCCAAACTTCACATGTTCATCCTCGATCTTCACGAGGTAGCTTTCCGACCGGAGAATGTCGATGATCTCCTGGATCTTCCGGGGGGCAACGTCGAATTCGTTGGCCAAGTCGGTGATCGATAGCGCCGTGGTCGCCGTACGCACGCGGCGGATGACCTTGGTTGAAAGCTTGTCTGTCTCGGCTTTGACCGTGACCTGCGTGCGCACCTGGCTGATATCGCTCCTGTCAGGCAGCAGATCCTCGTCTCGGGCGCGTTTCAGGTAGTGCTTGATTTGGTCTGCCGTCGCTTTATGCTTAAGAGCGAGGTTCATGTTGGTCATGCCTGCCAGGTAATCGGTACTGAACACAGCGAAGTCGATGGGCTCCCACGAGCGAGATGTTTCTTGAGTCATTCGGTCACTCCTAAGCGATAGACGCTGAGAATTCAAGGCGTGCCCACCATTTGTTCGTCATCTGGTCATAGATTGGAGCAGGGGGGCCACCCTCCAACCAGAGCCTGTAAATCGTGATGTAGCAGTCGGCGTACTTGTGATCGTGCAGTGTATCCGCGAGCGCGTCTAGGATGACGGCCACGTCCTCGAAGGTCTTCATATGGATCGTCAGGTAGAGGCGCAAATCGTCAATCGGTGCCCACTTGGCTCGCATGTCCATGTCGTAGGTGAGGGTCATGCATGGATACTGGATTGTCTCAGCTTTGATCTGGGGCAGGTACCGCCGGTAGAGGGTTTGTTCCGTAAAGCCCTTCTGCAAAAAGATGGGTGTTGCAAGGATCACCTCGCGGATATGATCGATGAACTGGGGAACTTTTGACATTAGCCTCTCACCATCACCTTTATATTACCACGTAAAGCATCACCTAACAGACGTTTTATTCGTGCATTCATGCGCGAACGCAGAAGTTCAATGTATGTTCGGGGAATCATATAGGCGCTCATGTACAACTGTTCAAATCTCTCCTGGTCCATGGAGTACACCGAAAGGACGATTGTGCTCTTGATCTTGGTGGGGGCAGTGACCACAAATGATTCAAAGAATCGTCCCGACTGTTTGTTGATAACTCCAGGGGGCATGGGGGGGTTTGGGTGGGTGGCTGCATAGGGGTGATGCATCATTGCCAGCGCCTGGAGTGAGTAGTAGCGGGTGCCCACGGTGACGATCAGGATACGCTCGATTTCGGGTACGACTTCTCTAAGTGCGGCTGCTGAGGCAGCTTCGAACTGTTTCATTAGGCGCGAGGCAAGCTCTCCCCTTGGGGGTGAAACAACGCGCATGGATAGCATTACAGCACTCTCGCCCGAATGCCCATCTCCCTGTAGACGGTGTCGAACCGCCCTGGCACTGTGAATCTCGACTTCTCCCGAGTGACCTTCAAACGACAGACACCCATTTGTTCAGTTGCTTCAGCAACCAAGTAGCCCACATTTTGGATGACCACATGATCGTCCGGGCGGAGGCCATAGCCCTCGGGGAGCAGGATGAATTCGTTTTTTTGGTTGATGATACCGACGTCGGCCTGATAGAAGCGTTCGATCTGCTCCAGCTTCATGCACAGCACCTGCTCATCTAATCGAATCCATTGCTCGATCTCATCATCGGTAAAGCGGGTGTCGTGACTCACAACTTTGGGCCGCCATAGATCGACGCGGACCATCAGAGACGGATACTGACAAGCCAGAGCGGCCAGCACGCCCTGCACACGTGTGCGAAAAGCAGCTTCCCGAAGACACTGAGCATCTGTCAGGCAGGCGTTGCAAGCCATTTAGCTGCGCTCCCCCTGTCCCTGTGGCCCGGCCTGGATAGCAAGCACCTTCTCGTACTTCTGCTCAAACTTTCTCTCCCAGTAGCGCAAGGCGGCCTGTGCGTCCTTGAACCCTAGGAGTTCGACACCCGCCGTTTGGCTGTAGGCATTGGCTATCGCTTCACAGAGGTGAACCTCCAGCCATTGGTAGAAAAAGCGTTCTTCCGAGGGCGCAACTGTGTCCAGCGTGTGCCCCTTGCTCATCTCTACGATAACGTGGCCGTCGTTTTGCATGGGGAGGGGGTAGATCCGCAGGAAAGCTGTGGCCTCGCCAGTTGCCCCAAAGACCTCGAAGCCCTGAGCACCGAATTGCGTCTTCCAGGAGTCCAGCTTCTGGCGGAGAGTCATCATTTGACTGGGCTGGTGGAAATAGCTGCCGGTATACAGAACGACCTGTGATAGCATCTGCCAGCCGGGGGAGAAGATGTTGAGGCTCGACCAGTCTCCGCCTGGATTCCAATAGACGTCGCGGATCGTAATCGCTCCGGCGCACAGGGCGAGGAATTGCCCCGGGTTGAGCGGATCGGCCACATGGGTGTTCACATCGGTCGCATCGAAAACGTAGTAGTCTCCCACCTGCTCCTTGGTCGTAAATGAGACGAAGGAGATGAGGGGGTCATGGACGTTGTAATCCCGCAGGGCGGCGTCGATCACGGCTTGAAAGTCGTCGGCATCGAGCAGGCATGGGTACTTGCGCCGCTGCATCTCGCTTTGAACTGCGGAAAGTGTCAACATGATGTTTGGTGGTGGGGGAGCTACCCCCACATGAAGCTGTCGCGCACCTTAGTAGGTGAAGTTGTACTTGACGGCGAACGCGGCGGCGAGTGCTCGCCCCTCCTTGAAGGGGTCTTTTGCGTTTCCGGCGAACAGGAAAGCGCCGATGGTGCCCATGTTGCGGCTGATCCACGAAAGCTGGGAGAAGAAGTTCTTCGGCCAGGGCGGAACGCCGTTAGTCGGCATGATGGTCTCGGCACCCTTCAGGTAGGATTCGATGACGGTTTGGACGTCAACGAGGTATTCGGTCGCTTTTGCCACGTTGAGGGTCTTGACGATGGCCACGCCGATGTCAAAGGTCTTGCGAACCCAGGTCAGGGCTCGGGTGAAGTCGTTCTTAGTCAATGCCATTATGGGCCTCCGGTTACAGTATACAGCGTCAAACCTTTGCCGACTGTCTTCCCGTGTTGTATTCTACCCAGCAGGGTTCAAAATCAGGCTGACCCTCAACACGTAGCGGGGTACCTGACTGGATGATGATTTGTGCCATTTCCTCATCCACAACCGTGTAGTTCCTCGGGGGGACCGTCACCCGCCCGACGATCTGGGGCGCATTGGTTGGGTTGTAGACGTAACGCATGGGGGCATTATACCGCACATTTGGGTAAAAAGCAAGGCCCCCTGGCCGAAGCCAGGAGGCCCATCAGGAAACGTTCGCCTCTCCTTAGAGGACGACGCCCTGCGCAGCCGAGATGGTGAGGGTGCCCATCGCGTCGGACACGACGACCTTCTTCGCGGCGCGAGAGACGATGCCCTGCTTCTGCGAGAAGTCGCTCGGATCGGTGAGGATCGGAGTCACGTAGTCCGTGTAGGGAGCCCACACGTACGGGGTGTCGCTCCAGTCTGCACCCTTGCGCAGGCCGAGGATCTTCGAACCGTTGGCCGTTCCAGTCGCCCAGAAGTTCGTCTTGAAGATCTTGTAGCGACCGCCGGTCGGGGCCGTGATCATTCCATAGAACGTGGTGCCGGGGTACGGACCTTCCATTTCGCCGCCGTTGTCACCACCGATGGTGAACACGCCGCGCATGGACTTAGCCAGGGCGAGAGCCGCGTCGACGCCCGCAACGATGTGGGTCATCGGGCCGTTACGTCGAGCGAAGATCTGGTTGTCGAGGTGCTGCAGGTAGACCCAAAGGTACTCATCCCAATCTTTTTGCTGGGTGAAGCCAGCCGCCGGGAGCGTGGTACCGAAGGCCAGGGCCGCTGCCGTAGCCTGCACCGCCATGTCGTCCAGGACTTCCTTGTTCCACTCCAGGGCGACTTCACGGGCGACGTGGCCCATGAGTTCCTGAGCGGCGTCCAGACCGTGGTAGGCCCGGAGGTCCTGCATTTCTTCGACGGACCAGTTCGCGCCGAGCTTCTTGGTGTGCGCATCGACCAGCACGCTGGCGAGTCGCAAACGAATCAACTGGGCCGCCGCGCCTTCAGTCGCGTTGTCCGCGTAGCTGGAGTTGAACGGGCTCGAACTCGTGTTGAGGTCGATGCGCTTCTCCTGACCGGCGGGGTCCTCGGTTCGGTAGGCGTCCAGGTAGAAAATCTTGCCCTCCGGTCGGTCCATCGGTTGAATCGAGGCGATCTCGTTCATGATGTACATCGGGAAGACGCGCCGAACCAACGGGAAAATGAGCGGGGCGCTAAGCGGCGCACCGTCGCCTTCTGCGTTGGCCGCTGCCACGGTGGCACCGGTGGCGAGACCCTGGGTAAGGATGTCCTGGGCGCGTTCGATCTTGCCCTGCTCCAAGGCCAAAAGACCGAGGGCGGCGCGGCGACCGCTAAACGTGCCTTGCTGCTCGTTGGCGATGTTCACCATGATCTGGCGGCATGCCTTGCGCTGGGAGAACCCCATCGGGCCAGCTTCGTTTTCGTCGGGGAGGTCGCCGACCAAGCGGTCGATCATCTCGCCGATGGTCTGCGGAGCTTGCTCTTCCTTGCTCTGCTTGACCATGAAATGGGGCGTCCACGACACAGCCGGGGCGTCGTCGTTGGCTTTCACGGCGAAGGTCCCCTGAAGGATCGGGAGGATCTGCTCGCTCACCTCGATGAGGTTGACGAGATCCGTTGCGGAGTTGAGGGCCTGCTCGTAAGCCTTCTGACCCATTTCGGTCAGATTGCTCTGCTTCAGCAGGTCGGATTTGCACTGATCGATCTCTACTTTGGCGCGAAGGTCGTTCGCCTTCGTTTGCGCCTGGGTCAGCTTGTCGGCCACGGGGGCACTCTCCTTGCTTGTCTTGGACTGGCGCTGTGCGTCGGTGATGGTGCTGCCGGTCGAGGCACCATACCAAACTGCGTCGATTCCGACGCAGGTGAATCCGTCCTGCACGACCTTGACGTCTTGTCCGCGCCAGCTTTGCTGCTTCGCTTGACCGTAGCCACGGGTGCTCAAATCGACTTGGACGCCGCTCTCAATGAGGGCCTGAAGGTTCTTGCCGTACGGTTCCGTGGGCAACACCGTTGCCTGGAAATGCACGTCCGAGCCTTCGAGCCAGAACTTGTCCCATTTGATCGCTGCGTCAACCAGACCTTGCTCTTGGTCAGGGTGCTCCAACTTGCCAAGGAACTTGCCGGACGCCGCTTGCTCGTTCATCTTCGGCAAGTTGGATTCCCACACAGACAGCGGGTACACCACACCTTCCGAGTTGATGATGTCGGCACGAGTCGCGATGCCCTGGATGACAAGAGTCTTCTTGCCATTGGCCTCGCCGACTTTGGTCTGGGTCATGTCGATGTAGGCCGACCCACGATTCGACTGATCACAGTTCTTTGACTGGATCAGGAAGTCGGGGTTGCCCACCATGTCCTGCTTCAGACCAGCGGCAGTCTTGCCCATCTCTGTACCGACCAGATCCGGACCTGCTCCTTCCGGCCCCTTGCCGACGCCTTCGTCGCCGCTGTGCTCGATGGCACCGCTCGATTCGGCATCGTCAGAGGGATCGGGCATTGTTGCTCCTGATTCGTCAGCGTCGGTCTCAGTCTTTGTGTCGACGGTGGGGTTGTCGTCCGACTTCTCGACCGGAGAGGACTTGATGTCCTTTTCCAGCGGAGTGCCGTCGCCTACCGTGTCGGTTCCCTGAGTCTTTGCTTTTTCTTTCATAGCTGCATTCGGTTCCTCGGACTGCGTCTTGCTGTCCTGCGTTGCCCCGTCCATGGGCTCGTCCTCGTCGCTGGTGGCCAAGGCCTCCACAACAAGCTTTACGTCCACCGGAGTCAGACCTCCCGTGATCGTGACTTTGCTGTTTCCTTCGACGGCGTAGCTCAACTTGAAGTAGTCGTATTCGCCGCCTTTGGAAACGCAGAAGAGTAAGTGGTCATCGAAGATTGCGAGAACCGTCGTGTACCACCAGTAATACTCGGAGTTCCCGAGTACCTCTGCTTGCTCTTCCGTCCATTTCCTGAATGCGCACTGGACCTCGCAACACCTCTCCTCCATGCTCCCCACAACGTAGTTGTGATTTTGAGTCAGAGCCTCGGGGCTGTGGTCCTTACGAATCAGAGCGTCGAGCACATCTGGAGTGAGTGACTGAACTTGTGCCTTCATGAGGGCCTTAGACATTCTCGAACCTCCTAACGTGTATCACGCAAGAATCACTTTACAACATGGGGTTCAGGGGGTATTGTCTCTGGCAAAAAGTCAAACGAAAAAAAGACCCCCTCCCGCGTAGGGAGGAGGCCAATCTAGGGGGTGTCTGGGGGCAGGAGTTAAACCGAATCGTCCCCGCTGGGTGCGGAAACTTTGGCCTTGGTCTTGGCCTCTTTGCGCCGGGCAAGCTCACGCTCACACGCCACGAAAGCTTGATACTTGGCTTTGGCCGCGTGGCCGAACAGACGGGAGGCGACGGCGGTATCGGCGCATTTACCCACGCCCCGCACGAGCCGGATGTGGTCGTAGTAGGCCGCCACGGCAACGTAGACGCCCCACAGCGTTCCGGCGGAAAGTTTTTCCCACGGGTTGTTGTGGTAGATCATGCTGACCGCTCGATGGTGGTTAAACCACTGGGGTTGCTTTTTGGCCGCTGGATTGACGGGTAGGCTGCTGGTCGAGAAGTAGTTCGGATCAACGCCGAGCGCCTCGCCAATGATGGACGCTTCCTCGCCGGGCTTGGCGAGCTTCGTCTTGGCCATCTTCGTGAAGAGGCGGCAGGTGGCGTCGAGGCGCTTGCAGAGGTCGTTGTAGCTGTCGCGTACCTCGGAGAGCTTGACGCGTGCGCCCTGCGTATGCCGGATCTTGTAGGCGTCCTTTGGATCGTAGAAGTTCATGATCGTGCGCGTCCGGCGGCGGTAGAGGAAGCCGTGCAGCATGATGTTCGAACTGGCGTCGTGCGAGTTGACCATGACGACGTACTTCTCAACCAGGTCGACGTCGTCGTTGGCCGGATCGTCAATGATGGTCTCGGTGCCGGTGTGCAGAGCGAGGAACGTCTTCTGGCTACCGAACGCGTCTTCCCACACGCCACCGAACGCGAAGCGAGTGATGTTGTCTGGGTCGCTGACGATGTGGTTCATCCAGGCGAACGTGTCGTAGTTGTTCTGCGGGGTGTAGCGTCCGCGAATGACGCCGAGCGGATGATCATTGTCGGAGCGATAGGTGGCGTAGTAGCCGGGGATCTTGGTTCGCATCTTGTCGGCAACGCAGACGCCTCGGATGCGCGTCTCCCAGTCCAGATCGCATTCACCCAGGATGTCGCGCACGAGTGCCGTGCCGGGGACTTCCCACAGATCGTGGGCGTTGAACACCTCGGTGATGCCGAGTTCAGAGATGTCGAGTTTCGAAAGCTTGCGGGCAGTGATCGGTTTGGCCATGTATCAGGTCTCCTTGTTGCTGAGACTATGATACATGGAAACGCAATCAAATGCAAGGGTCTTCAAGATTTCCCGCTTTTTTGCGGGGATACCAGCACCACCACCCATAAACATTGGCAAGGGCGAAGCCGATGTTGAGGGCCGAGGGGGCCAAGTCTCCCCGTGGCCCGAAGTAAATGACCCAGAGCATATTGCTGAAAATCCATATTGGCCAGCACCAGATGTGTTTCCTGGCATTCAGGATGATGCCGAGCGCTGAAAGTATGAGCGCGAGCCAGCCCATTAGCTTGTGAGTGCGAGCCCCTCAAGCCCTTGACGGATAGCTCTCTCGGATAGCCCAACATCGTCCGGTATGTCAAGCCCTGCTTCCTGCAGCGCCTCGTTAACCTTCTGGTTCATGCTCATGAAGAGATGCACCAGCGAATCGATGTCGTACAGCGTACCGTCCTCTTGCTTGGCAGCGGGCTTCTGTTCCTTTGAGCGTGCGACCTTGCTCTTATTGTTGTTCCCCGGGCCTCCGGCAGGTAGTTGTGGTGCAGGGGCGGGTTTGGCTCCAAGTTCGAGGGTCTTGATCTTGGTCTTCATCAAGTTCTTGCCATCGCTGGCGAGGAAGCCGTCCAGCATAGCCTGTTCCTTCGGAGTGAGATCGAGATACTTCGAGGCAATCAACTCAGGCGGCAACGCCCCGAAGGCCTCTATGAAGTAGGTAGCCGCTTCGGCGTTGGTCAGGGAAATCTTGGACTCTTCCAGCGGGTCCTTAGTTGACGGCGTGGCTAGTTCAAGCACGAACGCATCGGGGGTGGGGACCTGGCCTTGGAGCACCAGTTCGAGTTGGAAGAGGCGTACGAGTCCCGAACGCAGGGACGCATGAACGCGGCGCATGAACGCGGCAAATGCGATATCGATGCTGCTGACACTCGACCCGGCCTTGAGGTGCGTTTTTTCCGCAGACGTGATTTGGAGATAAGCCAGGGGCACAGACAGGCGGGCGATCAGCTTCTCGCGGTGGTAGTAAACGTCGTTCAGATTGCCTAGCTGCAGGTTGGTGCCAGTGATGGCCGTGATGCCGCCGGTGCCGTCGCCAATGTCTGGCAGGAAGAAGTCAGTCTGCACATCCAGGGGTGTGTCGCTCTGGGTGAGGGCTCCTTCAGACGTTACCAGCTTGCGGCGCGTGATGGCATCCTTATACCGTTTGATCGTGGCCATGACCTGCTCTTGCGTCCATTCCTTCTTGACCGGAATCCGGTGAACCAGTTTGTCATAGGCACGCACGAGTCTGGCAACGCCCATCCCGTCTTCAACCTTGGCGAGTCGAATCCAGTTCCGCCGTGCGGCAGCGAGCATGGGGGTGGCCAGATAGCCTTTCTTCGCGCCGAAGATGAAGGGGCAAATTTGCCATTCCTCCAACTCTTGTCCTTTGCCATTGTAGATCGCCGCGTCTGGTACATTCACCCAGCCGGGCACCTTGTCACCAAGCTCGCTTGTCTTGGGCCAGATCATGTAGGGGATGGTGGGCTTGAGTCGAACGATCTGATTCCTCTTGCGGTCGACTAGCACCTCGGGCAAATAGTTGCCCGTCTTGACCATCTCGCGGGCAATCTGCCACAAATCGTTTTGCAGATCTAGCCGGGCGATCAGATTGTCGAGGATATCCTGCACCTTTTTGCTCTTGGCCTTGACACGGAAGGATGTCTCAGCCACTTCCTCGCTGTTCTCGAAGTTCACAGCGAAGTCAGCGATGGTGTCGAGCGCCTTGTTGACAAGCTCATCCTCGCTGTCCATGCGGTTCATGTCGCGCCACAAGCTCTTGCGATCTTCATAGACCCGCCACATGTGGGGCATCATGGTCATGTTCGTCATGTCATCGTAAGAGGACACAGCCGAATCCGTTTTCGCGAGGTCGTTCACCGGCTGCGGGGCATCGTCAGAAAATAGCCTCGCAACTGCTTTTCCGATCTTGCGAGCCCACGGGAATGAGGGCGCAACCTTTTGATCGCCAAGTTTGAAAATGCGCATGGTAGCTCCAGTATACACGAAGTCCGTCGTTTTAGGCGGCCTCCACGGCAGAGATGTAGGAATCCTGATAATCCCCCTGGCCCTCGATGGCCGCCCTGTAGGCAAACCAAAGGGCCATGACGGTGTCGGAGAACTCGCCACCAGGGTGAGTCGCAAGTTCCTGCATCAGGATGCCCAAATCGCTCGTGTCGTCGTCAGCCAGTGGGAAGTGTGCCGCCGGGATTGCGAACAAGCCTTTCGAGAAGGCGACGGACATGCCCGGGAGACCCACCAACGCGTCAGCTTTGCCCGTGGCGCTGGTATGGAAGCCCGCGATGGGGATGCTCTTGAAGTTCTCATCCATGGAGTCTTCAACGGCTTTCTGGTAGCCGTTGTTTTCGCAAAAGGCATTGCGCCACTTGTGGCGGGTGAACTCGTCCACGATGACTTCGATGGTTTTGGTGAAACCCATCCGTTTCCGGTAGAGACTCTTGATGTAAAGTCGTCCGTTGTTGGGGTTAAGCGCCAGGGTGCAGACAACCGTGTAGGCCGCCTTCTTGCCCAGCGCCGAGGCGAGGTCAATGCCACCGAATGTGGCCCACTCATCTTCGATCCCGACGCCGATGTCGTGGATGGTGAAGTCATAGCTCTTCGCGAGGTTCGCATCTGGGAAGGTGCGTTCATCATCGGACATGGCGTTGAGGAGATATTGTCGGGCGAAAACGCGAGGTCCGACTTCGATTTTCTTGTCGGCCAGCGTCTTGGCATTCCACTTCTCAGGCCACAGGTACTCAGTCGAAACGGCTTGCTTCAGCTTGATTTTGCCTGTGCGAGGGTCGATGATCTTCTCGCCTGACTCCTCGTCAAGCACTTCCTCCATGATCGGCTCGCCCTCTTCGTCCCACAGGAGCGTGTACTTGATTGCTGGTTTCCACCAGATGTGCCAGATGGAAGCGCCCTCATCGCGCAAGTTGTGGGTGGCGTCAGCGACGTGGTAGGGCGTAGCGATCCAGACGATTCGACCGGTGGCGGCCACCAACGAGAACCAAGTCTCCTTGACCGTGCGAATGACTTGATCACGCAAAGCTGGGTTGATGACCGAGTTCTTCATGTCGACAACGTCGTCGCAGACCAATAAGTCCGCACGGCCACCGGCACCGGTGGATAGCACACCCGAAGCCTCACAGGTGGCGTCACGCATGGTGACATTTGAACGGACTACGAAGAAAGCGGCCTTTGTATCACCCAGTTCATCATCGATCCGCAAGTCGGGGAATACCTCGTGGACGCGTTCGGAGTTCTTGATCATGGCCTTCACAAGGCCGAGAACTTCCTTGGCTTTGTCATCGCTAGAGCCAATGATCTTGACGCGGATGTTGGGGTTCTTACCAATCTCCCAAACGATGCGGGTGATCAACTGGATCGATTTTCCATGGCCACGGGGTGCAACGATGAGCACTCGCTTGAACTCGGTGATGAGTGCTTGCCACTCCTTGTGGAAGCTCTGCTGCTTGGCATATTCGAGGGTTTCCGGGTCCTCGATAACATACTCAAGGAAGTGATTGACGTCTTTGCGGGCAAGAACCAGCCTAAGGGGCTTCAAGATCGTGTCCCGCACAATGCTCCAGAGCCCGAACTCTTTGGCTATGCGCTCGCCCTCGACGGGGTCTGAGAGGACCCTCTGCACTAGCTTATCAACAATGTCGTTATTTGCTGCCAACGAGTAATCCTTCGCTCCAGAGATAGTATGAATCCTCCGGCCAACTGACCTGGACGGCGGGAACTACTCCGTATTCTACAACATCGGCGATCTCGCGTGTAGCCATCTTCAGCGGGTTCATTGGGCAGAACGACGTGAAGTAGGAGGGCAGCGTGCTCACCGGGACGGGGCCAGCGTTAGTGTAGGCCATGGTCTCGGCGAGCACGTTGATCCAGCGGAACATGGTAATGAGCAGCCCGATCTTGATCTTCGGGTCGATGGGCGTTACCTGCACGGTGACGAAGCCCATCTGTCGGCGTGTGGGGCTGTAGGCGATAAGCTGTTCTCCGTTCTGGATCTCGGAGATGAGCTTCTCGCCCTGGGTCATGCTTCTAACGACCGAGTCGCTACAAAGGAGCGCTACCAAATCTCCACCCCATCGCCATGGCGAATACTTCGGCGGCCTTGGCCCTGAGTTCTTCAAGGCTCGTCTGCTCCGTTTGGTTGATGATCGTTTGGAAGGTTCGGCAATCATCGAGCGCCGTCTCACTCGGGTGCGTGTCGCCCGTATCCACATGTGGCCGGTTCAGGCGCACGGTGAAGGCGTTCTGCCCGAGCAAGAACTCCTGCTCGTTGGGGAAGCGGTTGTCCGGCACCCAGAGGAGCACGGGCCGCTCCTCGGGATTCGGGTACTTCTCGTTCGCCGGGGGCAGCGGGATTTCGTTGATGAAATCCCTCATGCGCTTTTCCCAGTAGATCGGGTCCTGCTTGCGCCGATATTCGGTGCCCCACCACTGCATCCAGAAGCGGAAATGCTCCTTGCGTCGGCGATCATCGAGGCCCGAGCGCACATACCATTCGAGGCCCCAGTAGCTTTCGCGTTTGCCGATGCAGAAGAAGCGCTTAACCCGCTTCCACCAGGTGGTGCCTGCCGTCATGAAGACGCGCATGAGTTCGCGTTTGACTTTCGGTGACACGCCTTGGCCATAGAGGAATTCCTCGACCGCAGCCATGTCGTTGCTGCCGAGAAACTCGGCCACTTCATCCTTGACCGCATCCCCGAATCCACGTCGAACCGTGTACCATCCGTTGGCGTTGGCGACAGCCGCCATGGATTCGCCCGCAGCGTCTTTGCCGACGCCCTTCTTACCGCTAAGACCGATGATCAATAGCTTCATTCTGTGCTCCTATAGAGTGCATGTGTCCGAATCGCAGAACTTGGTCGGACTGGCTTCTTCGTTACCGACGCCGAACAGGCTGACGGGCTTGAGCCCCGCTGTGATCGCCTTGTACTCGTCCTCGGTGATTGACTCGTAAGGCATCTGGGCGAAAGCGCCCTGTGCCAGTTTGGGCAGAAAACTGATGCCCTTCAGCTTGTACTGGAAGTAGTTCAATGCGTGCTGGATCTGGTCGCCCTCGGTGTCCG